ATCAGAAGTCAAACAAAACTACAACGCATTAAAAGGAAGATTTGGATTATAAATAAATTTTTATTATAATAAAATTAAAAGAAAGTTATATCATGAAATCAAAAAAACTTGCAAAAGCAGACATTGAATCCATAACAAATATCCAAGGACAATTCACAGAATGCACTAACACATTAGGTTTATTGCAAATCGATGAAAAAACAATTAATAATCAATTATTAATGCTTGAAGAAAAGAAAAACGAAACGTTTCAAAAGTTGGATGAATTAAGAAATCAAGAGCAAGAATTATTCAATTCATTACAAGAAAAATATGGCCAAGGTCAAATAAATCTTCAAGAAGGCACATTTACGCCAAATAACTAGTTTTTTCAAGTTTTGTTATATATTTATAATAAACATAATTATAGGAGAATAATCAATGGCCGAAAGAATTGTATCGCCAGGTGTATTTACTAATGAAATAGATCAGTCATTTTTACCCCAAGGAATTGGTGAAATAGGTGCTGCTTTAATTGGACCGACTATTAAAGGCCCAGCACAAATACCAACAAAAGTAAAAAATTATGCTGAATTTGAAAGTATATTTGGATCATATACAGAAGATTCATATCTACCATTTACAGCAAAAGAATATCTAGATAATGCAGGAACATTAACAGTAACTAGATTATTATATGAAAATGGTTACAAATTGACTAATGGAGCATTAGCAGTTATTGCAGAATCTGGATCAGGAGCAGGACAAAAAAGCTTTGTTTCACATATTCTTCATCCAACCGTTCCTATAAATTATTCTGCAGACGCAAATATATTTGAAGACTCTAGTATTTCAAGTGGTGAGTCAGGATCATTTTCTATAACAGTTTCTGGTTCATATGGTGTTGATAATACATATCCTGGATATTCTGGATTTGCTTCTACTACAGGTGTTAACACAACGATTTCTGCTTCTATAAATGATTCTAGCAATTCATATATAGAAAAAATATTTGGAAGTAATCCTAAATCAATTGATTATCCTGTATATGTTCAATATGAAAATGAAAATATTAAAAACGAATTTAATAATATAGGCGATGTATCAGTTAAGTTACAAATTATTGACAATTACGAATATCTACAAGATTTCAAAGCACCAGCTTCTCCATTTATTACTTCGCAAAAAATAAGCGGAACATCAAGAAACTTATTTAAAGTACATGCATTATCTCATGGCACTGGAGAAAATTATGATTTTAAAATAGGTATACAAAATATTATAACTGCTGCTGAAAATCCTGAACAAACCGGATATGGTAAATTTGATTTAATAGTAAGAGCTGTTAATAGTAAAAACATTTTATTATCTCCATTTGATTCTGACGACACTGACACATCACCAGCAATTTTAGAATCATTTACCAATTTAAATTTAAATCCAGACTCTCCTAGATATATTTCAAAAGTAATTGGAGATGTTCATAAATATATTGACCCATCATCTAAAAGATTAGTTGAAGCAGGAATATTTGATAACAATTCAAAATATATAAGAGTCGAGGTAACAACAGCTGTTGAAAATAAAATTAATCCTAGTGCAATACCATTTGGATATAAAGCAGTAAGTTCTCCAATATTAAATCCATCAGCAAGTATTAATTTAGTTTCTAGTTCAAATATAACTACACAAGTTGGAACATCTGGATATAATTCAAATATATTCTTTGGATTTGATTATACGAATACAAATAACTTAAATTATCTTGCTCCAATTCCAACTTCTGGATCAACAACAGGTAATAACTCAGATTTTTATTTGGGAGATTTAAATCAAGATGCTGGAGCTAGCTTTCCATCATCTGCACCATATTCTGGATCAATTGGAACAGCTTTAGACGCTGGTATTATAAATGCTAATATAGCTATCGGAACAAGAAAGTTTATGATTCCTATACAAGGAGGGTTTGATGGTGCTAGACCAAATTTACCAAAATATTCTGGAGAAAATATTTCTTCTACAAATGCATTTGGATTTGATTGTTCAGCAGAAGGAAGATCTGGCACAACAGCATATAAAAATGCATTTAATACATTATCAAATACAGATCAATATGATTTCAATATGTTAATAACACCAGGGGTAGTTCATGAATTACATCCTTCTGTAACTAATGCTGGTATATTATTATGTGAAACAAGAGCAGATGCTTTTTATGTAATGGATCCTGTTGGAAAAACAAGTAACATTAGCACAGCTAAAAATACTGTTAAAACATTAGATTCAAGTTATGCAGCAACATATTATCCATGGGTCTTAGCACAACCAGCTGGTGCACCTAAATCATTATGGGTACCACCATCAGTTGTTGTTCCAAGCGTATTATCATTTACAGATAGAATTGCACATCCATGGTTTGCTCCTGCAGGATTAAATAGGGGTGGATTATCAATGGTATCTAAAACATATATAAGATTATCTCAATCTGATAGAGATGAATTATATGAAAATAGAATTAATCCAATTGCTAATTTTCCAAATGAAGGAGTATGTATTTGGGGACAAAAAACATTACAAGCATTACCATCTGCATTAGATAGAGTTAATGTTAGAAGATTATTAATCACCGTTAAGAAATTTATTGCTTCTGCTACTAGATTTTTAGTATTTGAACAAAACACTGCATCAACAAGAAATAGATTCTTGCAAATAGTAAATCCATATTTACAAGATGTAGTAGCTCAATCAGGTTTAAGTGCATTCCGTGTAATTATGGATGAAACAAATAATACACCAGATGTAATTGATCAAAACTTTTTAGTAGGACAATTATTCTTACAACCAACCAGAACTGCAGAATTTATTGTGTTAGACTTTACTATTCAACCAACTGGTGCTTCATTTCCTGATTAATTTTTAGAAATGAATATATTTATATAAAATAGGATATAAAATGTCAATAAACATAGATTTACTTAAAGAATTACCAAATCAAGGTCAAACTCAATTAAACCAAAATTTAGCCGGCGTCGATTACACCGACTTATTTGCTAAAGCGTTTGATTGGGAACCAAAAATGACCAATCGATTTATCATGGAATTTGAAGATATTCCATCTCATTTAATTAAAGCTTCCGGAAGACCAAGTGTAAATAACGGTAATGTAGTATTAGATCATATTAACGTTGAAAGAAAAGTTAAAGGTAAAACAAGATGGCAAGATCTTACTATAACATTATATGATGCAATAGTTCCATCAGGAGCTCAAGCAGTAATGAATTGGGTAAGAAATCATCATGAATCATTAACTGGTAGAGATGGATATGCAACAGGTGCTGCAAAATACAAAAGAAATATTACTTTTTATTCTTTATCACCAACTGGTGAAAAAATAGAAGAATGGGAATTAGTAGGAGCATATATTAATGATGCATCTTTTGGGGATATGGATTGGTCAAATGAAGCTGCGGTAGAAATTTCTTTGACATTATCTTATGACTATGCAGTATTAAAGTATTAATTTTTTCAAATAATGGGAGTTTATTGCTCCCATTTTTACTGTACAAAAATATTTATTATAAAGAGTCTATTCAATTTCATACTGTTACACTTATAACTTAGGTAACATATGAATCGTATATTTATTACATTTTTATTATTATTAACTTTTAATGTATTTTGTCAAGATACTATCTTTCGATTTGAAGAAAAACCAATTATTGGAAAAATAGTATTTGCTGATAATAATATTATATTATATAATAAAAATAATTTTCTAAAAGATATATCAACAGAATTTGTATTTGGATATAAACAAAATAATAAATTATCTATATTATATAAAGAAAAAGAACAACCATTCACTACAATACAAATGAATGATTATGTAATGGGTAGAACAAAAGGATACCAAGATCATATTCCAGGAATACCATTTACAATAGGATTTTTTAGTTCTTATTTTTATACTTATTATAATACAAGAGGTTTAACTAGAAATCCAAAAGTTTCATCATTAGCATTTACTGCAGTTCCATCAATTGTATTTACATATGTAAAGCCTAAAGCAAATAAAAACTGGAGTTTAGAAAAAAGAACTGGGTATCGATTATCTAGATCTGAAAAAAATCAAGTTTCTTCTTGGTGGGGTGCAGCATTAGGAACTACTGTTATGTATATTCTTTACTTTTCTAGATAATATATATTTATAATAAAGTTATTAAAAGGAGTTTTTTATGGCAAAAGTAACAGATCGTTATGATGACAAAAATTTAATTAATTTAGCAAAAGAAAAATACGTTGAAAAGAAAAAATCATCTATTCCAACAGAATTAGTACAATTACCATCTCAAGGTAAAATATATCCAAAAGATCATGTATTAAGATCAGGAGTAATTGAAATACGTCATATGACTGCATATGATGAAGATATATTAACAAATTTATCATATATTCGTGAA